GTGGTGCTCTCCAATCCTCATCTAAGGCAGGATTCACCCATGTTGGCAAAGCACCTGATGATGTCCAAGTAGAGGTGGCAGAAGGCGCAGGAGGGGGTGGAGGGGTGCTAGGAGGGGATGGGGGTGGAGTAGCACTTGCCATCTTCTCAGCAACAGTTTGCACACCCTTACGGCTCATTACGCCACCAATACCGCCAACAATCAGTAAAACAATGTCGTTCAACATCTTGGCAAAGGCTTGGTCTATCGGAGCCATACTTTTGATAGGCTGAACCACAAAGGCTAGGCTATACAGCATGAAAATAACGATACCAGCAAGAATGATGGTTACGATTAGGACAACACTTGCCCAAACTCGTATTTCTATCTCATCTTGCGTCAGAAGCCGATTGACTTGGAACTTGGACAATGTTTTTCTCCAATATAGGTGCTACGAGATAATCAGGACAATCTTGGGTGAATTGGCAGTCAGGTCTTTGACAACGCTTGGCAGAGAAGTTCTTAGGGTCTTGACAGAAATATCGATAGCGATCATCACACGCCACTAGCAGGAACAACAGGACGATTACGAATCTCATTGATTTCCCTTTTTAACTTTCTCAATTCCTTGGCTTCTCGCTTGATCTCAGCCTTCATCCACAATGTCTCAATATAGGCTAGAAATGTTACAGCAATGACAAGACAAAGTGCTACTTGCACCATTATCCTAGCAACAAACTTGATTGTGTCATTGTCTTTACCTGCCACATTATCCATCCCATCACTAGAGATATAAAAGCCACACCAACTAGACCTGAAACAAAGTAGACAAAATCAATCTCTCTTTGTTCTTTAGCCCATCTTGCTCGTCTAGCCTTCCTTATTTCCTCATCTCTAGCCCATTCCTGTTCTTGTTGAATCTTGGCGTACATCTTCAGAAACCTTGTATATATGGCCTTCAGTTCAGGAGGCGCATATATGGTCATTTGCTCCCGAATTTGTGCATCAAGGTTTTCCATTTGGAGTTCCACCAAGGCGCGTTCAATAGCCTTTTTAGAAGTATTTTGATTTGGGTCATAGTGTTCCTTAGATTCTGCCTCTAGAGAGGCGTAATAGTCGTTTAATTGAGCCTGTATGTCAAAGAAATTGCCGAGTTGGACTCCAACATCATTGATGGTCTGAAGTTCCATTTCCTCATAAGTCTGTTGCTTTTTGGAAGCGGCTTTCGCTTTCGCCAAAGGCTTGGGGGTGTCTTTTGTTGATTCGGACTTGGGTTTGTTGCTAAACAGTCCAACAACCCAATCCCAGATTTTCTTGATGGCCTTGACATCAGCCATGACTCCTTCAATTGTCTTCTTAGCACCCTCCAGTTCCATGCGCCCTTCATGGAGCATTGCACAGCCTGACTTGATGGCAGAGACTGCGCCTTGGGCAAGGAGGAGGAGGCTGAAAGGATCAATGGGTTACTCCACAATCTCGTAATCAGATGGGTTATACATTTCAGGTTTAATTGCAGGTTCAGGTTGTTGCTGTCCTACAACTCCACCGACTGCAATACCTCTGCGAACCAATGTATGCGCTACGCCACCAAATAAATCACCTGCAAGTTTGGTAGCCCTTTGGCTAACATCCTGTGGGTCAACATTGCCAATCTTTTTAAATGCTTGATTTACCTTCATAACCGCATCTGGATCAGTCAAGAACCTACCAAGTTCATCTTTGGTTGTGTTGTCAATCTGGTTTACATAGAAACGACTTAGCAAGTTAATGCCTTTATAGGTCACACCTGCCACACGATCACGCAATACAGAGACTAAACCAGCAGGAGAAACGCCTGTTTGCTCTTCAAAACCTGTGCGCTGAACAGTCTTTAATGGTGTATTGATAAACAACTTGTTTTCTAGTTTTCCAGCAGTTTCTGCCAAATCACTTAAAACCTTGTAATACTGACCACCAAACAACTTGTCATAAGCAACTTGATTTTCTTGGATGTATTGGATTGGATTATTAGAATTTAATGCGTCATCCACCAACTTAGCCCTTAAAGTGTTAATGGCTGGTTGGTTACGACCTGCACCGCCTGGCGACATAAACTGTTTACGGAAGTCTGGACTTCTAATAAAGTCAGCGGCAACACCATCTAAACCAGATGTGTTAAACCTCTGCATTATCTTTGCACTATCTTGAGCATCTTGAACCTTTTTCAGGTCATTAAGTTTTCCAATAGTTGCAGTCAACTCAAGTCCATCGCCAGAGATGTTTTGTAATGATTGCCTTACTTCTGGAACGGCACTCAATGTGTCTTTGTTAACCTCAATATATCTAGCAAGTTTCTTAGGGTCTAGAACTCCATCTTTTACCACGCCATATCGGGTTGCATCAGCAAAGAAAGCGTCTTGAACAAGGTTTATTCCATCCTTGCGGTCAACGCTTGCCAAATAGTCAGTTAAAGCCGTTCTATTTTTGGTGATTGCAGGGATTGATTGCTCAACAAAGTCTTTGTATTTAACATCTTGAACTGTTTTAGCACCATAGGGTATTCCAACTCTAGCCAAATATTCTTTGTCAACCGCCTTGTATGCGTCACCAAGATTTCCAGGCATATTGTCAATCACCTGTCCAACTTGTTTTTTTAATTCAAGCAATGTTGGCAATTGAACCGCATCAGCCTTACGAATAGAGTCATTGACAGCCCGTTTAAGACTATCTAGGTCTTTCATAGAGGCTTCAGGGAACTCTCTTGATGCAGGGAGCATTGGTTGACCAGTTGTAGGATCAACAATCAGACTTGGCTCAGACACAGTAGGTCTAAATTTAGCCTTAATCAATGGATAAAGCGTAGGGAAACGCTTAAAAATGTCATCGTTTTGTTCTTGGTTGACAAAATCATAGAGTTTCCCAGTCTCCTCTGAAGAAACTTTATAACCTTTATCTTCTGCGGCAGAGATCACACTATCGTATTTATTAGACAAATCTTTGCGAACAGTAACTTCTTTAGCGGCAACTAAATTACGCAACTTGTCGCCAATCTCTTGATAATTAGCCCTTTCAAAATCCAATCCCATATCAGCCAATTGTTCTTCAACAGTACGAACTCTTTGCTCAACTTTTGGGGCTACTTTTGTGGGCGCACCCAAAGCATTAGCCATCTTTGCTTCAGAGATAGAGCCAAACATCTTTCCTTGTCTTGCGGCAAGTTGAGCGGCGGCTTCTTGCTCTAATTGAGCATACTTTGCTTGGAAGTTCAAATCTCTAGCGGACAAACTACGGGCAGTTTGCATCAATACATTAGAACCTTCAGCGGCGGCTAATAAAGGTATTTTTACACCTGTGGAGGCTTGCAGTTCTGCCGCACGAAGTAAGTTTGCTTTTAGATTAGGGTCTGCCGTATAAGCAGAGGCAATCATTAAGGCGGCCTTTTGATCGCCAAACTCTTTAAGTAATCCATTTAGTTTTTCAGGATTAAGGGATTTAGAGGCAGTTATTTGGTTTAAGCCTGTTTCTAACAATACGGCAGGGTTTAAAAATCCACCAATTAGTGAGCCAACTGTTCTTCCTCCCTCTGTTCCCGTATAAGCCTCTCCTGCTTGACCACCTAATTCAGACGATACAGCAGTTGCAGTAGGCGTTAAAGCAGTTGTTAAACGAGAGCCGCCTGGCACTAAATAGTTATATGGATTTAGACCTTCTTCTAAACCAGCCCCAACTAAACTTGTAAATAGTCCTTGTTTTGGCAATGCTTTCGTAGTCATTCCTAAAGACTGACGAACTTTATTGGTGGCATTTGTTATTTCTTCTGCGGTAGGTGTTGTGGCAGGAGTTCCCATAGCCAAAGGAGCAAATCCTGTTGCGGCAGTAGCGAACCCCATGCCTGGGCCAGCGGCGGCACTAAGTGGCGCACCAAGACCACGCAATGCTCGTTGCCCAAGATATTGCATAGTTGTCATTGGAGGAGTTTCTCCCTCTGTTACAACTTCATAGTCATCAGGGTTATAAGTATTTGCCATGTTTACTCCGCAGGAACAAGTTTTCCACCACGCACAATCTCAATTGTTCCAGTTTTCTTATTACGCAATTTAGTTCCTTCAGGAGGAAGTGATGTTTGCGCCTTGATTGGTAGATCAGGGGCAATAAACTTAGATGTTTTTTCTGGTAATTTTTCAGCATCAGCACGACCTTTGTAGTCTTTCTGAATAACTGAATACTTTTCAGTTGCATCGGTTTTGAGTTGGTTAACCAAAGAGAGTGCTTCTTCACGTTGACCTTGAGTATATTTGCCTTCAAAGAATTGAGACATAGTACCAGCCAATCGTTGTCCTAAATCACCATAGTTAGCCAATTCAGCAACATCTTTATTAGAAATATTATTATCTCCAGCAACTTTAGCAAATTGTTTCTTGGCAATGATGTCGCCCAATGAACTATTGCTTTTTAATAGTCTTTCTATTTTATCTGCCGCCAATATTGCTGTTGTTAATGGCTTTGTTTCAGCAGTAAAGTTATTACGTAAGTTAGATTCTTTGTCAACAGTAGACAACCCAACATTTACAGTTGTGCCTTTACCTTGAATTTCTGATTTTATTGCTTGGTCAACTGCTTTTACTTTTGGATGATCTTCACCTAGTTCAGCAACCAATTGATCTCTATATGCTTGTAATTTTGCAATTGCTGGTTGTCCGCCTTGACCACCACGCTGTAAAGCAGAAAGTTCATCTTTATACAGTTGTATGGTATTTTTAACTTCAGGAGTTTGTTCTACGCCCTCTAACTGTAATTGACGTAATGCCTGTTGTAATTGTGCTTCTCGTTGCGCTCTCATTCCTTCTGGCCCAATACCAGCCGCACGACCTTCTCTTGTATTACGAACAACTTGAGACAACTTAACTTGCGCTTCTCTTGCCATTGTTGCTAAAGAAGTAGCCCCTTGAGGATCAAATTGCGCCAATCTTTTAGCACCATTCATAAGAGATTCTGGATCAGTAGGATCAACTTCTCGCAATACTGCATTTCTTGCGCTGATTAACTGTAACTGTGGGTCTTGTGCGCCCAAAGCACCACCAATGCCACGACCTAGTTGTGCGCCACCAGCATAAAGCATGGCATTACCTGCTTGACCAGCGGATAGGCTAGATAAGTCTATACCTTGTTGTAGTTCTTTTTGTGCTAAGTTTTGTTGGTACATCTCAGGAGTAATACCAAACAATCCTCCTACTATATCTTGTGCCATGATTTTTCCTTATGTTCCGTAAATATCATCTAATGCTTTTTGAAATCCTTCTACTCCTGTTCCGTATTTTGATGTATCAAAAATATCAGAAGTCTTATTAGTTGCTAAATAATCTGTTAAATATTTATTTATTCCTGCTCCTAATGTTGAAGTTGGGCCTCCAACAGCACCAAGTAATGTTGCATAAGGATTTCTAGTAGCATTAGAAGATGTACCATACCCTGAAGCAATATCTTGACCAGCAAGATTCAATCGACCTGCATTAGCACCAGCAGTAGAGATAGAAGTTCCAAGACCTGTACCCAAAGTGAATGGTTGTTGAGCCAAACTCTCTAGTGTTCCAGCCTGACCAAACAATCCTGCACCATAGGTGACTTGTTGTTGACCTGCTTGTTGTGCTTGTGCTACTAATGCCGCATCTTGTTGTGCCAAAGCGTTGTAATAGGCTTGCATCTCAGGATTGCTACCCATCAAGCCTTGTGCGCCACTTGGACGCAAACCAGTAGAGCCTACTGACAAACCACCACGACCAGTTTGTAAATTCTGATTTCTAATGTCTGCCAACTGTCTTTGACGGCTTGGATCAAGCAATTCATACTGTTTTGCAAGATACTGTTGTGCAACTTGTTCAGGTGTTTGTGCTAAATAACCAGCACCCAAATTCATTAGTTGATTTTGAGCAGAAACAATCTCAGGAGCGGCTGTATAACCAGCACTTACTAACTGACCAGTTTTAGGATCAATTTGGAACTGAGATGAACCAAAACGAGTTGTAACACCTACTGGACGAAACTGTGCGCCTGTAGTTGCTTGTTGTGTTGCCGCCAATATGTCTTGTTGTGCTTTAAGTGCCGCATCTTTGGATGCTTGGCTTTGTATTATTCCACCAGCGGTCTGCACTCCACCTTGTACGAGGTTAGGATTTATACCAGTTCCACCACCAGTTCCACCAGTTAAACCGCTAGTAATAAGGCCAGTAGCGACTCCTGTACCAACTTTGGTAGCAATATCAGTAAGGCCAGCAGGAATACCAGTAGTTGATCCTGAAGTAAGTGCAGAACCAAGAGTAGATAAACCAGAAGTAATAGGATTAAAAAGTCCTGTTGTCGAACCTGCCGCCGCTCCTACTGGAATTCCAGAACCAAGACCCAATCCAGCAACACCAGCACCCGACACGGCATTTTCTGCCGCCATGCCACTTAAAAATGGACTTTCTGGTAAAAGAGTACTACCACCAATAGAACCACCAGTAAGAGCATCTAAGCCATAAGCACCACCGACAAGACTCGCTAAAAGCCCTATACCTTTAAGATTAAAATTACCATCATTGTTAGTTGTACGTACAGGTTTAGCATTTCCTTGTGCATCCCAACTACCAATTATGCGGTCTTGACCACTTGTCCAAGTAGTAACAGAGGGGTCTCCCTCATATCCTGTAACTTGTCCTTTGCTATCATATTTAGCATATATAGGAACACCATTTATGTTAGTAGGTGTTGTTGAACGAAAACCACCTTCTTCAATCGGTGTAACTTTAGCATTTAATACCTGTGTTGGAGGTATGTATGTAATTGGTGATCCTGTGTCTGGGTCAATTCCACGCACAGGTTCTTGACTTGAAAACTGTAATTGTTTTGGAATGCCCGCCTTCTCAGGATTTATAGATGTTAATAACTGAGCCTGATAGTCTTGAATTTTTCCACCAAATTTTTCATCTGCGCTGTATTTTGCAATATCTGCAATCTTTGCATAAGCGGCAGGATTTGTTTGTTTAATTTGGTCTAAATAAGAACTGTATGTAGGAGTAGCGGGAGTTAACGATGCATAAGCGGATTGAACTGCTTGTGCAGTAGTACCTACTCTATTAGCAATCGCTTGTGCTCCTTCTGGCGTTAATCCACCAGATGCTTTTATAACATCTGATATTTGTTGTGGCGTTGCATTTGGATTTTTATCAAACCATTGATTTACACTGTTTTGCAATGCGCTAGGTGTTGCCACTGATGAAGCAGTTGAAGGCGTAAGTAAGCCTCCTGTTGGAGTTCCAGTAGGAGCAACATAGTTTGGAATAGCAGTACCAGTACCAGTAGCCCTTCCTTGTTCAAGAGGCAAAGGAGTAGAGAACTTTGCTGGAGGTGGTGTAGTTGTTAATTGACTATAACCAGTTTGAATTTGATTAACATCAGTTCCATAATAATTAGCAAGCGCACCAGCAAGATTAGTTGTTAATCCACCATTAGATTGAATAATTGATACAACCTGTTCTGGCGTTGCATTAGGATTTGCGGCAAACCATTGGTTTACTGCTGTTTGGGTTGCTTGGTCTGTGGTTGCCATATTATTTTCCTTTACATCGTTCCATTTGCTATGACATTACCAATCACAGTCAAATTGCCAGAGGCATCAATCTTTGCTACAGGTGTAGACACATTGTAGATATACAACACATTGGATGCTTCAACAAAAGAGAAGTTTGACAATGTTCCATCTACCTTACTAGCAACAGCCGTTTGGATATTTGTAAACTCTGTATCAATCTCAGTACCTTTGACAACCTTGGAAGCATTGCCTGACGCAAGCGCATCTTTAGCCGCAAAGTTGGTGGTTTTCGTGTAATTAGCCATATTTATTCCTTACCCAAGTTTTCCATTTTTAGCCTGAATCTCAATCTTTTGGATGCTCACAGCAGAACCATTTATATCAATTTCATACGCTGTTTGCACAACCTTGCCAAAGCCAGATGCTTGACCAACCAAAGTGCCAATCTGGATACCTGAAGAATAGTAAGCAACAGGACTACCATTTGCACCATACTCAGCCATTCCATACTCTGCAATTGTTGAAATAGGAATAGTCGCTTGTGATGCGTAATATTGCCCAGAAAAGTCATACGACCATTTAATTGTAAATGTCTGATTAGTTCCACCAATGACAACAACAGAAATCTTCTTCAAAATAGAAGTAATATTTGCATCGCCTAAGTCTGCATAGTTGGTGTAATACTGGAAACGATAAGTAGATGCATGGTCAAGAAATGTCCCATACTTTCCTACATATCCACTTTTACCTATCAACAAGTCACCATTTCTTCTCGATAGAAGTGCTGTTGGCTCAATAGAATCCCAAGTTGTTACCCTAGAAGAACCATCTTGCAACTGTGCCTTTGTATCAAATACATAGACTTGTTTGGCAATAGGAAGCGTTAAAAGGTAAAAAGCATTAACTTCAGAGTAAACAGCCTTAATATTAGGTAGTGTTTCACTAGATACATAGCCCATCAAGTCATTACGAACATTCTTTGATAAATCACGCAATGGGGCAGACTTCTCTTGGATGGTTCGCAAAAGACTACGCACACCAGAATTAGATAGGAAAACAATGTCTGAACCCGTAGAAACTATGGAATCCCTTGATAAACAACCAATGTTTCCAATAGTGTCAGCCAACGACATTGTGGATGGGGTTGTCGCTCCTCCATAAACCAATATCTGACGCTTACCAAAGATAACCAAGTAATTGTTGTGTGCGCCTAAACCCATTATCTGATCTGCGCCATTAGCCCAAACCCTAGAAACATCAAGACTTCCAGATGTGCCAGCAGTCCAGTTATGTCCTGCCAATAGGTCAGAAAAGGTTATGGTTACATTGTCTGCGGTAGTATCAGCCACCCACAAACGACCAAAAGCAGAAATAACAATGTTTCCTAAAGGAACTGTGCCTGTATACCCTGTTTTCTCAGATACACGCCTAAATGTAGTGGTGCTGACCGCAGGGTCATAGATCAAAGGATCAAAACCAGACTGGAAGAAATATGTAATTCCATTTAAAGATGCACATTGCCAATTGCTTGCAGTAATAGTCGGGGCAGTACCGCCACCCCCATAGGTCAATTCTGTAACTGTATTAGTAGAACTGAGTTTGAATAACTTGTTGTTTCCAGCAAACAATACAGTTAGTGTTCCATCAAGTTGCACTAACTCATGTATGACTTTTACGTCATTTGCACCTAAGTTGCCAGAGGATGAATTAACCCTTGACCAACCTTTTCGTGCGCCAATACGTCCATATTGGTCAATCACGCAATTGGTGGCAATGGATGCATACCCTGCCTCCAATGTCAGAGGAGAGTCTTGCGTGTTTAGCCCAAAGAAGCCTGGTGCTTGAACACTAAAGGTCTGCAATCTTTGCGTCATATGCTGACAAACTCCTGATTCTCTGGATAGCGTGTGCCTTCCAAAGCAATATAGTCAGACAGCATTGCTTTATATAAGAGGTATGCCTCTGAGGAGGATAAACCACCATCTTCACCACGTTCTACCAATGCTCTTGCATAAGCGTTTTGCACCACTAAAACATCAGGAACTTTTACTACTGTGGAATCAGATGCCATTGTTGCTTGTGGAACAGTCAGCATAAATTTGATTGTGTATACCGCATTAGGTATTGGATAGAGTTTTACTTGTGTGTCATAAGAACCATCTACCCCATCAAAAGCATATTCTGTTGGCGTTTGAGTCGCAATAGGAGCAAAGTTTAGTTTGCGGTTCATGTCCACAAAACTAATGTTTTTCAGTCCTAAAAGGCTAGTTGTATTGATTACATCCATGACTTGAAACTTCTGACCAGCCCCTGTAAGGGAATAGGTAGAGGTAGTCGCGGCAGTTGTAACTGTGATGGTTGTACCCAAAGAATTCCAACTAAATGCATCTTCAATCTGACGCTTGGCATCATTGATAAATTTAGCAATCAGGGTGGAATAGGTAGTTTCGTTGAAAGTAGTGACCACAGGCTCTCTGAGGCGCACCAACACATCGTTTACAAGTTCTAGGAATGTCATGTGCGTGTTAACCCTTCTTCTTCAATGGTGACAACCACCGAAAAGGTAGATGCCGACTCAGATTGTGCTTTAAGTATGTCGCCTTCTTCCATTACAAAATAGGATGTACCACCCCAATCTTGCGTGGTTTTAGTAGTTAAAGCAGTTTCAAAGACAAGATAATATGTGACAGACGCAGAGGTATCTGTCCAAGTAAAAGAAATATGTTTTTGCGAACCTTGATTAACTGCCCGTAGCAATACTACCCTTGCGTAATACCCCTTGGGTACTGTGTAAAGGGTTGTCAGCGTGTTTGCTGTGAGGTTTGCGCCAACCGATAGTGCTCTCATTTTGCTTTTGCCTTATTTCGTTCAGAAATAGACTTAGCCTTTGCCTTTGCGTCAGCCTTTGAGGATGCACCCCATGCTTTAAGCGAAAG